CTTTTCAACGCCCAGCGCCGTATCGCACCAGGCCTATCCGTTCTGGTCAGGCGAGGAGTTTCGCAACAGCAAGCGCGGAAAAAAGGCCGGCGGCACCTGGCCGATCGAGGCGGCATACACCCAAGGCGCGCTGTGTCCAGATGGCCAATGGCGCAAGACCATCACCATCCAGGATGCGATCGATGGCGGCTGCGATCTGTTCGACCTCGAGCAGCTGCAGCTGGAGTACGACGAGGACAAATTTCAGCAGCTGTTCTACTGCAAGTTCATCGACAGCACACAGAGCGCGTTCAGCCTGAAAGACCTGGAGCGTTGCTACTCCGACCTGTCGCTGTGGGAGGACTACAAGCCCGACGACAATCGGCCATTTGGCAACAGTCCGGTCTGGCTGGGCTACGACCCGAGCCGCACCCGCGACGATGCCACCTGCGTGGTCATCGCGCCGCCACTCGAACCCGGCGCGAAGTTCCGCATCCTCGAGAAGCACAGCTGGCGGGGCCATTCCTTCACCTACCAGGCCGCCCAGGTCAAGAAGCTCACCGAGCGCTTCAACGTCCAGCACATCGGCATCGATGTCACCGGCGTGGGTTACGGCGTTTTCGACCTGGTGCGCGACTTCTACGCGAAGGCCACGCCGATCCACTACAGCCTCGAGGCCAAAAACGCCTTGGTGCTCAAGGCTCAGGACACGATTTCGGGCAGCCGTATCGAGTGGGAAGCCGGTTGGACGGATATCGCCCAGGCGTTCCTGACCATCAAGCGCGGCACTACCAACAGCGGCCAGGTCACCTACAGCGCTTCGCGCACCGACGCCACCGGCCACGCCGACATCGCCTGGGCAGTCATGCACGCCCTGGCCAACGAACCCTTGAACACCAACAAGCGGCGACGCAGCCGCTACGTCACGAGTGGAAACAATGCCCAATCCTCGACACAAAAAACGCCAGGTCAACCAGCAGGTGCGACAGCCTCAGCCCATGCGGGCATTCACGTTCGGCGAGCCCGAGCAGGTGTTATCGGGGAACATCGGCGAGTACGTGGGGGTGTTCCCCAGCGACGACGGAGAGATTTACAAACCGCCGGTATCACGCACCGGCCTGGCCAAGCTGCTGCGCGCCAACGCGCACCATGGCGCCATTCCGAAGTTCAAGCGCAACCTGTTGCTGCGTGAGTTCATCCCCTCGGCCGGATGCAATGCCCGGACCATGGGCTGCGCAGGTCTGGATTACATGGTGTTCGGCGATGCCTTCTTCTATCGCGACACGAACGCATTCGGCCAGGTGCTGGAGCTGCAGCACCTGCCCGCGATCAACATGCGGGTGAAGGTAGACGGCGGTTTCAGGATGTTGCTACCGGACAACAAGTTCATGGACTTCGACCAGGACGAGATCGAGCACGTCATGGACTATGACGTCGAGCAGACCATCTATGGCATCCCGGATTACCTGGGCGGCCTGCAGGCGCTGTTGCTCAACGAAGCCGCGACCCTGTTCCGCCGGCGCTACTACAGCAACGGAGCGCACGCGGGTTACATCTTCTACACCAACGACCCGGACCTGACCGAAGAGGACGAAGAAAACCTGCGCGCCCAGATCAGTGCCAGCAAGGGTGTGGGCAACTTCCGCTCGATGTTCGTCAACATCCCCAACGGCAAGGAAAACGCCATTCAGATCATTCCCGTGGGGGATTTTCAGGCCAAGGACGAGCTGGAGAAGGTCAAGAACATTACCCGCAACGACGTGATCGCCGCCTGGCGCATGAACCCGGCGCTGGCCGGCATCATCCCGGAAAACAACGCTGGATTCGGCGACATCGAGAAGATCGATCGGGTCTACACCAGTAACGAGATCCGACCGATCTGCCAGCTATTCAACCAAGTCAACGACACGCTACGACCTGACAGGAAAATTAGCTGGGTAAGCCCTAACCAAGAAGAAAAAACCACTGCATAAATAGACAGTATTTAGTGATTATCACCGACGGTGACGGCATAATGATGGCTCTGCAACCCTGGGGAGGGAACCATGCGAATTTACTGCACTGCCTGCGACCACAAAGGGCGAATCAGTTCACGGGAGGAGATTACCCGGGGCTACGTGAAGCTTTACTGCCAGTGCTTGGACGCGCAGTGTGGACACACATGGGTATCCGAACTGACTTTCAAGCACTCATTGCGGCCCCCGGGACAACGCCTCGACACACTCCTACTGGAGAGAATCAGAAGCTTGCCGGAGGAGCAGCAGCAAGAACTGTTCCTGCAGGTCGGCTCCTCGCAACGAGGCTGACCACAGGACCAGGTTCGCAACCTCCCCGACAAATCCAAGCCTCTCCGTTCCCGTGCCCCCAGTGGGCATCTCTCAACATCGATCTCGAATCATGCATCGGAATGCCTGCACCGCAGGCATACAAGCCGCCAACACAATCTCATCTGATACTCACAATCTCGGCGCGGCGGAACCCGCGCAGCGGCCGGTTGTCCGACAAAAAACGCTCACAGAAATCCTGTCGCCCCCGCCGGACTATCCCCGCGTGCGCCGACCGTGAATTTTCGAATTCACCTCGGCGCGCCCAATTACCGCTTTTGGTCGGCTGGATCTCCGGCACGGGAGTGACGGACATCCAGTGTGGGTGCAGGGCACTGCCCTGCCGCTGTGCGGGCGCGTAGCCCGCGACCTGAATAGAAAGCTGAGCGCAGCGAACTGAGCCCTTGGGCGAAGGCATTATGTGTACCCAACACGCCGATCTCACCGTACACACCGTAAGTCTCTTTTTTTACCCGTAGGGGTTACTGACGGGGGTTTAAAATTCCATTTAATTCAAATGCTTCCTGGATGCCTTGTTGCGTTGCCGGCGAGAACGAAAAATGACGCTGGAAAATGGGCGCCCACGTGGCTATTGGCCGGTATTCCGGCTGACCAGGTGCGAGAGAGGAATGATTTCTTGGTGGCCAGGCATAGGCTGGCCTCGCAGGGGATGCGATTATTTCGAGGTAGGTGTCTTGCCGTGCTTAGCCAGGATGCTGGCCATCAGCTGATCGGGCTTCATGGCGCCTCTGTCAGGCTCCCTCGGCGGCTCCGGCCGCCCTGCCCTGGTAGGTTGCGCACTTAATGCCTCAAGCTGGCTGTGCGCCGCCTGACGCTGTTGGCTGCGCTCCCACTTGGTACGTGACTCCAGACGACGCAGCTCTTCCAGGGAAGCCCTCTCCTGTCGAGCGAGCCGGATGTCACCAATCTGGCGCAGTTCCCGCTCACGCTTCTTGATAGCTGCCTTCTTGGCCCGCTGCCACAAGTAGCGAATGCCAAGGTCCGCGAAGAATTTTTCGGTGAATCGCACCAGGACACGGGTGCGCACCAGGTTAAGTCCCGTCTCGTCTTTCTCATCCAGCCTGACCTTCTGCGAGCGCAGATACACGTAGTCAGCCAGCTGCATGCTGTGCAGCAGCCGGTTAAATGAAGCGGCCGAGATTTCGCTGTCCTCGGCGATGTTGCACTGGGTGTTCAAGAAGAACTGCCCGCGTTCAACGTCGAGCCAGCCCATCACGCCAGTGGCCAGATCCATACGCAGAAGCATCTGTTCGGACACCTTGGCCAGCGCAGCGAATTTCTCAGACCGCGTGCGTCGTCCGCCGTGGATGGTGTCCAGGTCGCGCAGATATTGGCCCCGGAGTTCACTGATCTGGCTTAACCGTTTGTAGGCCATCCGCAGTAGAGGGTTCTTGCGTTGTTCGGCCGTGAGCGATCGTTTCTCCCGGTACCGATCCGGACGTGTAGGAGCATACAAACCGGCGTGCGGCATTTTCTTATCAATAGCAGTAGGCCGACCCTTTTCAGGGCCGGCCTTGGGATTATTCCGCGGGGGGATCTCCATATCCAAGGAAGTCACAAGCGCGAATTCACCTGGTGGAGCGTGAGCAGTGTCGCCGGCGCCGTCTGCTGCTCGAGCACATCTTCGGCATGCGAGCGCAGCCCGCTGCAGCGTGCCTCGACCGCGCGAAGACGATCAACGAAGTCTGGTAGTTTGGCGAGGTCGTCATCGTCGATACGACCGTCTGAGAGGATCTCGCTGCCCAGTTGGACCGTCTGGCCCAGTTTGACCACCAACTGGCCAAACTCGCCCAGGGCGTTGCCGTCACTCTCCAGCTCACGCGCACCGGTGAGGCCATACCTGCTGGCCAACTCGTTGAGACAGCATTCCTGAAACTCGCCAGTCAACGACTGGACCCACGCCTCCTCGATCCAGCACGGCAAATCCACTTCGCCACTGAGCCAGCGATTCACACGTCGTAGCCAGGTTCCCGATGTTTTCAGAAACCCGTCGCCATGGGTAAGCGAACCAAAGTTGGGCACGTCCTTGCCGACGGCCTTGGCGGGGATCAGAAGATGCAGGTTCGCGCTCAGCGACTGTGCGAAGTCGTCCTGGCTGAATGCTGTACGCGCGATCATCTCGGCGGCATGGGCCACCAGCACCTGATCGCGCGAAATCGGCTGTCCTGGATTGGACGTGTTCATACCGGCACCGCGCCACTACGCTGCTCAACGTCTTGGACATCATGAGAAGTTGAGGGAAATGGACGAATCTCTTGGGCAACGCAGGAACCATCGGCCGAAACCATAACTTCGATATTTCGTTTGGTTTTTAGAGCCTTAGCAATCGAAGCGGGTTTCACGCGAAGAGCGCGAGCAACCCGGGCTTGCCCGATCTTCTTTACGAAGTCACTCAACGAAATTTTTTCCACAACACACCCCTCCGGGTTCATGAATGCAGAAATATTAGCCGATGGCTTTTTTTAAAACAAGAACAATACGCCAATGGCTTTCTCTATGTTGGTGAAAACGGCAGCCACCGCCTCATCCACAAGCATTAGCCTGCGGCTTATAATTTCTTGATGGCATACACTAAAAAACCCCTATCCGAAGAACTCTTGGCTGAATGCCAAGCCGCTAACGCGTTGTATCTTTCAAAGAAAAATGCGTTGAAATTAAACCAGCGGAAAATCGCAGAGGCCGCGGGGATTACCCCGGTATCGGTCAATCAGTATTTGAGGGGAATAAATCCTCTCAACGCCAAGTTCGCTGCAGTTCTAGCTAGAGCAATACAGGAACCGATCGAGAGCTTTAGTCCACGATTGGCAGCTGAGATCGCTGAACTGTCGAATACCGGCCCCATGATTCAGCCGAAGCGGCAGGCGAAGGAGTACCCACTAGTTTCGTGGGTGAACGCTGGAGAGGGAGTTGAATCATCAGGTTGTTATCCCGCTGGTATCTCTGATGAGTGGCTGAGTTCGACCGAGAATGCAGGCCCCAAAGGCTATTGGCTCCGAGTCAAAGGCATATCTATGACTGCAGACACACAGCCCAGCTTTCCCGAGGGAACACCAATTTTGATCCAGCCCGAAGGCTTCGATCTGATTAGT